AGGACTCACTACTTTACAACTAACCGAGGATTCCTTGAGAAGAGTATCAACCATCCAGTCTTTGGGCTATACCCAACGTCCTATATGTTTGGCAAGGTTCTCCCAGAGTATGCTCGCATGTTGTTCATGAGTCCTACAAAGAGTGTTGCTGGAGTGGTGCTTGCTCCGTATATGGCTATCGTTAAGGGAGTTACGTTTGGCAAGTTCTCTCCCGAAGACTGGGGCAAGTACGCTCCCCTCGTTGGATTTAATGCAATGCTCAAGATCCGACAGGCATATGTTGAGGGAGAAAACATGAGCGACAATGGAGAGCGCAACCCGCTCATTTACTTCCTCGTGAATACGATGATCCCAGGACTACCAACTGAGATCTCTGCATCTCCAAGCGCTCCAGTGCGTCAAGTTATTCAGAGCGTTGCTGAAGGGCGTGGACCTACGTTTGGAGATATTGGGTATGGCGTTAGCCAGATGGCTGCTGGCACAATTGGTGTCGGTCGTTTGGCAAGTCAAACAGGTGATATACTTGAGCAAGGTGCCGACTTTATTACAGGAAAGAATCAAGATCTCGGCGGGGGCACTGGGGGACCATTGGGTGCTGCTGGCGAGATGATTGGAAGTATGGCGGAGTCCGTTGGGGACATCCTCCTAAATAGGAAGTAAGGAGATACCGATGAGCGAAGAAGTCGTAACTACGACCGAAGAGTCACAGGCGACGACAGCACCTGTTACGGATGCTGCTCCAGCGCCTGTCACTAATGAGGAAGAAGACGTTACCACTTGGAAGAAGCGCCTAGCGGGTAAGGATCAAGCACTCACTGCGGCGAAGAAGGAACTTGAGGCTATTAAGGCTGAGAGTGAGAACCTTCGGCGGTGGAAAGCAGAGCAAGAAAACTCAAACATGTCCGAGTTTGAGAAGTCACAGGCTAGGCTGGCGGCGCTTGAGTCCGAGTTAAACGAGGCAAAGGAGAGCGCACGAATGGAGCGTATCCGTTCTGCACATCCTAACTATGCGCAGTTCTTGGCTGATACTGCAGGTCTAACAGAGGAAGCGCGAGCCGCTGCCTTTGAGGGATACCTTGCAGAACTTAAGAAGGTTCAAGATGCTGAGCGTGGTACGCCTGCTTCGGATGAAAAGCAGAATAAGCCTAGCGTGAATACACGGAAAGATCCAGCACCAAGTAGCGGACCGCGAACGGTAAAGGAGATTGAAGATGAACTTCGCAAACTAGGCAACCCGTTCTACGGGATGTAATAGTTAAGAAAAGGAGCCTATCATGGCTTATGTAAATACTGGTACGACGAACTTCAGTACGCTCGTCCAGGATCTCGTCCTTGCCAAGGCGGAAACGGAACTCCGCGCTCGGTTGGTTCACGCCAATCCAGACGCGTATGTTCCTGGTCGCTTTGTTAAGGGAACGAACCAGATTCGGTTCGCTCGCTACGCAGACCTTGGTGCGAATGTCACTGAACTCGTAGAAGGTACTCCGCCGACTTCGCAGTCGCTGAGCATCTCGTCCGACGCGTTCACTGCTAAGCAGTACGGTCAGACGCTCTCAATCACTGACCTCGCACAGTTGGACTCGCCACACGACCTGATCTCAATCGCTTCTGACCGCCTTGCGCGTCAGGCTGCTGAGACCATGGACGTGGTTGTACGCGACATTCTTGCCGCAGGCACGAACGTCAAGTACGCTGGTTCAGCCACGAGCCGCGCAACGGTTGCCAAGACGCACGTAATCACGGGCGAACTTGTTAAGAAGCAGGTCGCTGCTCTTAAGGCTGCTAACGTCCCAACGTTTGCAGACGGCACCTACCGCTGCATCATCCACCCATTCCAGGAGTACGATCTGATTTCAGACACGACTGCTAATGGTTGGCTTGAGGCGAACAAGTATGTTGACAATACCCCGCTTATCACGGGTGAGATCGGCAAGTTCGCTGGCGTACGCTTCCTCGTTTCGTCAAACGCCAAGGTGTTTGCGGGCGCGGGTGTGTCTAGCACTAACGTTTACTCTGCACACTTCTTCGGTCCTGACTCGTACACGGTCGGTGACTCGCAGACGCTGCAGGCGTACTTCACTGCCCCTGGTGGGGACCACAGTGACCCGCTTGCGCAGATGGCAATTGCAGGCTTCAAGATGCGCTTCGGTGCTAAGTTGCTTGACCTTGCTGGTGCAAAGTACCTCCGTCTTGAGACGGGCGCAACGCTCAGCGCGTAATTGAGTAGCGGATGGGGCAGGCTGGCGGGTCTGCCCCTGACGCGTAAGGAGTAAGATGGCACTTAGATCAGACATTAGGACACAGATTCGCAGGGAACTACGAGACCCAGACGGCAAGTCTTGGTCATCGGATGAGATCAATGATCTCATTAATGCTGGCATCAATGCGGTGTCAGATCTATCGCCATTGGAAAAGCGTGAGGATATCACCTATACGTTCCCATATACTACGACCGAAGGCGCATGGGGGAAGATCAAGGAAGTAACACCTACCACAGATTTCTATAACATCTTCCGCGTTGAGATCCTTGACAAGGACAGCAAGTTGTTTGAGACCATTGATCCAAATAATGGACAGGGTTCTTCTACTGGCTGGGAGTTCTGGAATGGAAAGGTTCTTCTTCCAGAGAACTATTACTATCCGACTGAGAAGGTGGTGGTCGGCGGCAATACCTACGAGCAGGTAAAGATCCGCGTCTTTGGATATGCGCGGCACCTACAGTTGCTAAACGACAGCACCGAGTCCACCTGCTCAGAGCAGGAGTTGGTCGGCGTTCGCTCGTATGCTGTAGCGGAAGCGATGACAAGGCTAATGGTTGACCGAGCGAACTTCCAGCAATGGCAGGTTGCATCTGGCGCTACGAACGTAAGCATCACAGAACTGTCCATTCTTTCTAACACGGCACGCCTGCGATGGAGGGATGAGCAGCGACGACTTCGCAAGATGCGCAGGCTTGGATGATTGATCTAAGCCTACCAGTAACCTACGAGACGGGAGATGGCTCTGCCATCAACATTAATACCATCACCGCTTCACAACTTGTGGCTGGTGGTAGCACCCCGTTCTCTGGATATGCGGTGGATGGTGTGCGCATCGGAGAGATTGAGCCAGTTGGCTATACCGAGGCACGCTCTACATCTGACGGTATTGACGTAGCCGAGGCGTACGCCGCCCGCAGGAAAGTGGCTATCCTCGTCAATGTCTATGGAGCAACCAAGAGCGATTTGTTTACACGGCTTCAAGATCTAACAAGCGCGATGCGATTCATGCCAAAGAGGTATGCGTCCAGTAANGGATTCAGGAAACTATCCTTCACAATGCTTACTGACAGCGTTGCAAAGGATTGCTATTTCTACGCACGTGCAATAAAGATTCCAAGGATTGACGCGACAGGCGCGATGACAACTGGCAACGACTCTCTTGGGTATAGCACGAAGGTTGCCCTTGAGTTTCTTCTCAAGTATCCCTATAAGTATTCATCAACGCTATCCGAGAACGCAAGTGTTCCAATCAACAATACTGTAGCAACGATCATNAATCACGGCGAAGCGCCAGCCGACGCAACACTCAAGTTTGAGTCTAGCGACAACGCTNTTGGGCGAACAACGGATATCAAGGTAATCGTTACGCTCAACGATGTGCCNATCACGCTNCTAATTACTGACACTATTGGTCTTGACGGCACNACGCTTCGGTATATTNTTATTGACTTCAAAGACCAGATTGTNTATAAGGTAGAGAAGAACGTCACTACTAANGCTATCGTTTCCTCTATTGCACAGAACCTTATNCAGATTGATTCTGGAGCAACGTTCGGCACAGTGGAGCCACGCGTAGACTATCCGTCAGACAATGCACTCAAGGTGCAAATCCTTGACGCAGGAACGAATGCCGCCATCACAACAGGGTATAAGGTCACATTCTCTTGGCGGGAGATGTGGTATTAAATGCCTGGGTCTAGCCTAACGCCAGTAACCGACACCCTTACGCAGGTAGTAGATACAAATATTATCAACAGGTTGACATATAGTACTTCAACAAACCTTGTGGTGGTTGATACTTCTGACACTTGGGCACAAGATAGAAACTTCTCTGCAGTAGGATGGTCGTACGATCAGTCGGTATCTAGCGCGGGGTTGGCAAATATTTTGCGAAGTTACTTTAGGTTTCTTATGCCAATGCCAAACTCTTCGGAAACAATGTACGTTACGTCGGCATCGTTTAAGATTCACTCAGATATTGATTTAATGACTACTGGGATTAGTGGCTCTACGCTTCTTAGGTATCCAGTTGGAAACGGAACGAGCCTAACTAGTAGCGTTGGCAAGAAGGTAAATCTCCATTACTATCAGCCAACAAAGACTTGGACTGCAGACACCCAGGGATCTAACAGGGCTTTGTATACATACTTTGCTGGCACTTCTCAAGGGAGTTCAAAGTCTTCCTACGGAATGTCTGACTTTGAAGCGACTCACTTTGGACAGATTACACTAGTCTCTGCTGGCACTACGTCAGCATACGAATACACAGTAGACCTCATGCCAGTCTTGCGAGCGATCGCTCCATCAAACGTAGTTACCCCCCTTGGTGCTGGTCTTGGGGCAGCAAACAGTGGCTCCCTTTCTATTGCCATTGCGATGAAGATGGAAACAGAAAGCGGAAACTCTAGTAGCCATTATGCATACTTTGGCGCAGCGCCGACAATCGTCTATACCCACTACGAGAATGCTGCACCAGACCAGCCAACGCCGACCACACCTATCAATGACACCGTAGTTTCCGCTGGCGTAGATATCCCATTCTCCGCAACCTTTCAAGACCAAACTGGTGACACCCCAACAAAGTTTGATCTGCAGATTTCTGAATCCAATACGTTCTTTTCTACTATTGTTTCTAGCGAGTTCATTGATACCGTTGACCCCCTCAACTGCACAGTTCCACTCAGCCTATTCCCGCCCAACGGAAAGTATTACTGGAGGATTAGGTCGTATGACGCAAACAATGCCGTAAGTCCATGGTCAGATACGGTATCGTTTCTAACTCCATCCGTTACTGGGTGGTCCCCAGCAGCAAGCGCCCCAACAGCGACGACATCACCGAGAAATAAATACAGGCTTGAGTTCTATGCAATGCGACCAGACCTTGCTGGCTTTGACCCGTCGCCATCGGCAATCATCTTTGATGCAAAGTCCATTGGCATTAACCACGTCGTCAATGCGCCTGGAGAATTCTTCTTTACCATTAAGTCTGATCATCTTCAGATCGGCAATGTGATTCCACAGAAGACGCTTTGGCGTGCATGCCGATGGGACGAGCGGACAAACTACTATCGTGTAATTGGGGAGGGCATAGTAACCAACTCAGTTATTACTCCTCACGAAGTTATTTTCTATGGGACAGATAAGATTGGGATGCTTAACCGTATCGTAGTGTCCGCTGACAGGATTGCGTCAGGCAATTCAAACACTGGAACCATTGCAGAGATTCACGACCAGATCACTCGCAATGTAACAAGAACCTCCAGTATAACTGCAAGTTCAGAATCTTCTGGGTCTGTTACTCTTACAGGCACAAACAGTTACGCCAAGGGAGATAGCGTATATATCAAGAGCATTGTCTCTGGAACCGTCTCACTGACAACGACGGCAACGGCTACGGTCACAAGTGCAAGCGGTAGCAACTTTACTGTTCCTGCGTTTATGCCTACGAAGGCTATCTCTGCCGCCGCAAGAAACAGTCCAGCATCAGGACAGGTCACGTATACAACCTCAACGGATCACGGATATACAACTGGTATGAAGGTTTCCGTACGTGGCATTAGTATTTCTGGCTACAACGTCAGCGACCTATCCATTACAGTTCTAACCCCTACTACGTTCTGGGTAACGGCATCGCCAACGTCTGGCACTCCAGTCGTTACCGACGCAACTGTTTTCCCCAATGTCACGACGGCAACTGCTTCCCTGCTCAACAGGGTTACGGATATGGGTTGGGGCGCTGCGCCTACCTCATTCTTCAGGGACTACTCTATCCAGAACAGTTCATATGAAACGGCTACTACCAGCAAGCAGGTGCAGATTGCTGGCAACAGGGCTGCCGAAGCGCTGGCTGCTGTTGCCGATATCCTAATGGCTGGTACTACAAACAAAGTCATCATAGAGAATCCTAATATCGGACAGCCAGCAGTCAAGATTGACACCATGTCTGTCGGGCTACGCTACCGCCACCTAAAGATTACGGATGTTGTCAAGCCTGCATGGTGGTTCCAGTACGGCGTAAACATCAAGAACTTCACGGTTGAAGATAACCTTGACCAGATGGCGACCAAGGCAATCGTCATTAACAGGAACTTGGATCAGAGCAGTAGCAGCCTATACAACAACGGAACAACGGATACAGAACTCTACGAGCAGTACGGTCTTGTTGAGACAGTAGAGATTATCAATGAGGAGCGCAATGACATTGAGTTCTCTAAGCAACTCCAGTACAACCTACATCCAGACCGACTGTTCAGCATTGAGAGTGACATGATTCCTAACACTATCTCTCCGTTTGCAAACTACGCAGTGGGCGATGACATCACTGTATACATCGTACATAACAGGGCAGACATNAAGAAGGANCTCACAATCATTGGGCAGCGATGGATCGGAAACTCTAACGGCGCAGAATATCTTGTGCTATCATTCGCACCACGTATCACTAAGTCGTTCATCATNCCAGAAAGCATGCGCGCACGTAGACCTTGGAGCGGAAGGGGAAGGAACCCAGACGCGCAAGAAGATACCTCACCAGGTAGCGCAATCCCGTACGATCCGACAAATCCAGATCTTCTCGGGGATAGCGACGAACTTCCGCCGTGGATGACTGGCGGGGGTAGTGGCGGCGGCGATGTACCACCAGAGTATTCTGACTGGTACGATCAGTGGTACGGCTGATGACTACGCAGAACTACAAAGCAATCCTAGAAGCAGTGACGGAAGTGAGGTCTGACGTGAACGACGTACGCAGAGAACTCCTTGACCGCCTTGACCAGATTGACGTGCGTCTTCGCCACGTAGAGATTGAACAGGCTAAGTCAAACATTAGGACAGTNGAACTGTCTAACAAGTGGAAGGCTGGTATCGCGACGGGTATTGCGTCNGGTATCGCCGCCCTTCTTCAGGCACTCCTCGGAGCGCAGAAGTAAGGGACCCGCTGTGGGGAGGAAGCCACAGCGGGTCAGGTTACTACTTTGTACCGAACTCCTTGAGTACGGCTGCCTCAATCGCGGCATCCACCGCATCAAGGTCCAACTTGATTCCATACTTGTTGAGTAGGTCTGCAATCTGGTTGAAGGCGATGCTCTTCTTAACTTCGCCATCCTGATTCCAGAACTCCTGCTCAACCGCAAGAACCACGGTTGTAACAATGCTTGCAAGTGTAGCATACTGCTTGGCGCTGGTGTTAGCCTTGACCAACTTGTTCACATTGCGGAGGAGCCAAGCCCCTCCCGCTACCGCCACAGCCACAAGGACTGGAGCGGCTGCATTTACTAGAGCGTTAACCAATANTTCCATGCTCACCCTCCTCGGTGAATGTTGCGGACGAGTCGCTTCAACTTACCGTACACATCACGAGTCACATACACGTCCGCNATATTGTGCTCAATGATCTTCTCGTATGCCTCCACGTCNCCGTGGTCAGCCTTGTCCCAGATCCTCGGNTCAAGCGGAGTCTTCTTGTTCTCCACTCCGAAGTACTTGGACACGTTGTCTAGGGACTTACGTCCAATGCGAACGGCAGAGCCAGTCGCCTTGTACATCAAGTCAATGTGCATNANNGGNTCGCAAGGCTCCTGCCCNGAGGCAAGGAGNCGAGCGTTGACAATCGGTAGGTCAAACAACTTACTGTTCCACCCGACGAGGATGTCGTACCCCTCAAGACTTTCCTTNACTGCCTTAACGAGAACTGAGTCGTCAGTCCATGACTCTCCCTTATAACGAGGATCGTCAAGCCTGAAGACCTCCAAGTTTCCAAAGCCATCTACGATACACACCGAGAGGATCCTGCTCCANGCGGAGTAGGTTGTCTCAATGTCCCAGAAAGCAATCGTCGGTCCGACATATCCCTTGGGGGACTTGCTTGCCGAGACCGACGCTGGAATCTTCGTTGCTGTGATGGCGCTTCCATCATCCTCAAGGTATCTCTTGTATACCTTCTGTACTGCATCCTTACTCATGCCGACAACCTTGCCGATCTGGGTATAGGATTTCCCTTCCTCTTTCATTGCGATGATCTGCCTAGTCAGTGCGTTGGACATCAGAGTCCCCCTTTGCTACGGCGTTAAGTTGGGTCTCCAGAATATCTGCTCCCACTTCCACGCCAAGTAGAACCGCCCCAACGATATCGTTGGACACTAGGTTCTCGTTGATCATCTTCATGATGGTCAACCTNTACTGTTCGTTGGTCTTTGCCTCTCCAACGAACGCCTTCATTTTTTCTAGGGCAATATACGCAGCGGCTCCCGAAGCAGCCAGTGCAGCCATCGCCCTACTATCGTTCATATTCTACCATCGTGGCGGCTAGACCTACCACCACAATCCCCGCAATTGGGTCTGGGAGGCTCGTAGAGGCGAGCAATAGGGCAGAGAGCCATAGCCCTAGGCTATACTTCCTTGCTGCCTTAGAAGCCCGTTCTACGACCACCTTGATGGGGTTCGGGTTGTCTTCCACGTTGACCTCATTAGTTGCCATTAGAACTTCACCTTTCCTGTAATNAAGAGNGCTACGTCTGCAGCCTTCTTCAAGATCTCTCCCTCAAGNGGGTTAGTGTTATCTACATCTCCCTTGAGTCCTGCCGCCTCTCGCATGACTGCGAGCGCATACCGATATGCATACATCCAATGCGGCAACATGTCTTCCACTTGTGCTTTCCTAACTGCCATCTTCTTCTTCTCCCACATAAGCCAGAAAGTCATGGAGTTCCATCGCGATAATGATTCGTCGTTTAGTACCTGCACCTGGCGCATCTCCGATAACAACAGCGGCTGTCCTTCCAGCCACGGGTCGGATGGACGATATCCAATCGTAGATGCGCTCAGGAAATGCTGATCCAACTTTGCATTGGATGACGAGTCGCTCGCTGGTAACATCGTCCTTCCCTCCATACATTCCTGTTCTCTTCCCACCTACAAGCGCGGCGACCTCCCTTTCAAAGGAGATCCCGCGCTTGCGGTTGAGCCTACCTTTACGTGCGTCCACTTACGATGCTTTCTTCAGCGGTCCAAAGATAAGCGGTGATACCTCGTTGGCGGTAAAGTCAGCGTACGTCTTGCCTTCTACCGTTCGGCTGCCACCCTGTCGCCACTTGCCAATCAAGTGAGCGTGTGGTCGGGGATCGCCCTCCGCTAGTGACATAGCCTTGGCGTATACCTTCTCTACGTGATCCATCAAGCCACCGTCAAAGACGGTGACGTTGACGTATACATATCGGCTAGGTGCTGCGCCAGTCTTGCCTGCGCTAAGCCAAGCGTCGTACGCTTCAGCCTGCCATGTGCCATAGAACTCCAAGATCGGCGTGCCGTTCTTGGTAGTCTTGCGGATTGGTTGCTTCTTATCCGATAGCCAGATGTCAATACGATCAGACATACTTCCTCCTAGAAATCAATGGCGCTTGGGTCAAATGCCTGCGCCTTCTTCTCTGGTTCCTCTGCAAAGATCTTCTTCGCAGCCGCAGCGACAACCGCGTCGCCACTCTTCTCGTTCTCTGGGTCATCACCTGTTGGGATGAGGAACCCTAGCAACAGGGCGTACTTGAGTGCGCCTGTCATTGCCTTGTAGACAGCCTTGTCTGTGCTGTCTGAGCCAGAGCCAACCGACTGGAAGGTGACGAACTCGCCTGTCTCTCCGTCGGTGATCTGCCACGTTACCCGAAGGGTAATGAGGGCTTGCTTCCCGCTTGGCGTAAGACCTGATTCGGTCACGTCAATGTTGGCGGGTACCATGGTGAGGGATCGCTTAGCGAACTCATCACGGATCTTATCGGCAACGGCTGCCGCCTGTACATACTTGTATCCCTGCGAGGCATTCGTGCCAGTCTTCTCAATATAACCGACAGCCTTCAGGATTTCTGACAACTTACTATGAATCTTACTAGACATACTTGTCCTCCTATCTGGGTCCATTGTATACCAATGGCTCTATCGTTACCTTCACCACCCCAATATGTAGTGGTGCTAACTTCTCAAAGAGGTAGGGGGATAGGTCAACGACCCGCCCTCCCCAGCCATCCCTGTGGCAAGCCCCGCAATGATCCATCACCTTGCAGATGAATGCCGTTCCGTTCCCACGTACCCGAACGTACTGCCGCTTAGTGTGGTAGTGTCGGTACTCCCCTACTGCGCAGTAGTACTTGGGAGGTTCGCTCCCTCGGATAGAGTTAGTTGCATACCATGTAGCCACCCCTTTCTGCCTCGCTGTGAT